CGCCAAGACGCTCCATCTGAGCCTTGCTCATGCCACGCATTTGTGACAGGTTGGGGTTGTAATAGGGGTCAGTGCCTGTGCCTCTGTAGTCACCACCACGGCCACCAGTTGCAGCTCCTGCAAAATTGGATTCCTCAGGGTCATTAACGTGACCACCAGCGGAGATAGCGGAACCTAGAAGACCGGGGTTAGCTCTGGTCCTGTCTCCTGATCCATCAAGAGCGGAGTTGTTATAAGGAACTTCACCAGGAATGTAAGGATGGTTTATGTCCTTATCTTCTGCAAGAGCTCCTTGATCATCAGGATATTTTGAGAAGTCAAAAGTATCTGGACCAGGTGCGTCGAATGGGGTATCCCAACCATTACCAGAGCCAGGGGTTGCCACGGAGTTATCTCCGGTAGCAAGACGTTGGTAACCAGCAACCTTACCGTTGAATGTTCCAGTAGCTGGATCATAAGCAACAGGAGCACCAGATGAATCTACAGGAACGAACTGACTGTCGTTAGGGGAACCTGTGAGATCAGGTTGGGCATAACCTTTGTTCTTGTGATTGTTAGCTCCATTAGAGAAGTTAACATCAGCTTCATCGAAGAATGCTTCGTTAGGGCCGTCAGGACCGTCATACTTCGAACGCATTGCGAAGATCATGCCAGTAGGACCGGACATTGGCTGGACGCCACAGATGTCATAAGCGATCAGGTTGGGCATGGAGCGTCTGATCAAGGAGATCAGAACGGGGTCGAAACCAGCACGGGGGCCGAGGTCAGCGTTCAGGGTGCCATCGATGCCACCTGCAACGGAACCGCCAGTCAGACCCTGGAAACCAGCGCCGTTAACGGACATGGTTGGGGACTCGGCCAGAAGACCTGAGGAAGAACCCTGGACAACAGCTTGCTCATTGAGGAAGCGTTCTTGGTTCTCTAAAAGTTGTGCAGTGACGGCCTTTTTGTATGGATCAGTGATCGGTTCAAGATCTTGATGATTCAGAATGGGCGACCACTTTTCAGTAAGATGGTTGGACATTAGTGTTTCCTTTCTGTTTTAAATAAATTTCATTTAATAGTTCTTGAGAGAGCCTGAGCGTAACGAGCCATGCTCGAACTCATGCTGTCATAAGGACTGGTTTCAGGAGCTTCAGCAGATTCTCCAAGGTACTCTTGCTCCTGTTGTGCAGGGGCGTCTGAATTAACAAACGACTCCTTCAGGATGCTGAGCTTCTGACGATAATTTTCTTCACTTTCAAAATCTACGGCTTCAGCGAGACCAGCCAGTTTCTCTTTACCTGCCTCAGAGAGATCCCAAGAGACGTCGGAGAGAACTCCTTGTCTTTGGAACCCAGACATCTGGGAGGATAGGGTTACGTTAGTCTCGATTTGCTCGTTGAGCTTGTTTTCCATGTCATCAAGTTTGGCGACCATAGATTCAAAGATGTCATACTTCTCGTCGGGGAGTGTGACATAATGGTCTTCAAAGAGTGATCTCAAGCCACCCATAAACGATTCTGAAAGTTCGTTACGGATGCCGTTTTCGACCACAAGCTTGTTCTCCTCTAGCCATTGCTGAGAAGTATAGTTCAGAAAGTTCTCAACCTTCTCTGCGATCTCAGTGACCTCAGATTCGAATCGGTTGCCGAACTCTTCTTCCAGTCGCTGAACTTCCAACTGGAGCTTTTGATTGAGTGCTGACTCAAAGATGACCTTCGCCTTAGACTTGAAGTCATCAGATGCGTTATGGTCTGTAGCTAACTCGTCCAATGCCTGACCAGCAGCTGCGTCTGCCTCAACGTGCTCATATGCCTTGGGCATCTGAGTGTTAGAGGTAGGCTTCTTCTGCTCACCTGGCACTACATCGGGGCCAATGCTGGTATCAGGACCTTCGTTAGAACGACCTTTGGTACCATCATGTTTGGCATTACCTGGGATAACCTCAGAACCAATCTTACCCTCTGGACTAGAGGATACACTACCAGGGGCACCCTTGAAAGGGTCCAGTTTAGTAGAGTTGTCTGTTGACCTTTCATTTTCTTGAGTAGGTCCACCAAGATCATTCTTGGATTGACCAGGCACGAGCGACGGGGATACGAGTTCTTCCATACCATCACCCGCACCGCCTTTAGCATTTACTGCGGTACGAGATTGAGCCATTTTTAATTACTTGATTTCAGTTATTTAGTCTGAGTTATTTAGAGGGTAGAGCATTTATACCTGGTTTTCGTTACGGAAAACTTAACCCATCAGGAGGTCTCTAAACCCCTGTAGGACCAACTCATCTAGTTGATTAGCTGGGGCGTTGTCGATCCTGTTCTTGATCGCTTGGATTTCTTGCTCACGGAGAAGACCATTGTCCCAGACCCATTCCTTTCCTTCCATAATGCCTTGAACGAAAGCATCTGGAGCAGAGGGATCCGCAACAATGTCAGCAGCAGTAGCCAACATAAAGTCTTCACCAACGTAGTTAACGCCGTTGCGGTTATCCAGAGATCCCATGCCACGTGAAGAGACACCCAGTGTAACCCCATCATTGAGGAGGGCTCCGGCAATACGGCCCATTGGTGTTTCGAGAATCTTAGCTCTTCCAATGAAGTTACTTCCTTCTTGTTTTAGTGATGTGATCTTATGAGACACGCGATCAAGATTAACAGTGGGGCCATCAGGGTGACCAAGCTCTCCCATCGCCCTATTCTTATCGACATAGGACTCGTTGTATCTTTTGACTTCTTTGGCAAGGATACGTGATTCGTAGATTCGTCCATTGCGATTCTTGATGTCACCCTGTAGGAAAGGTCCTTGAATGTAGAAGTGTTTCTTACCACCCTTCTCTTCGCAGAGAACCTGAACGGCCTCTACTTCTTCTCTAATCAGTCTCATCTGTTACCTCTAAGGCTTGGGGGTCTTCAATGTCAGCAACCTGTACATCACCACCGAAATCCACAACAGGTGAAAAATAATCTGCTGCCACTCCTGGTTTAATGCCATTGATCGCTTCGTAGGAACGAGACAACAGCTCTGAATTCATAACATCGGATGCTTCAGTATTCTTACCTTGCACAATCAAATCGATCAGTTCTGCAACTCTAGTCATAGTTTTGTTATGTTTTTGTTATTTATCACATGGGGGCAGTGCCTGCACCAGGACCCATTCCACCACCGCCACCAGGCATTCCGCCACCACCTCCAGGCATTCCACCCATTGATGGGTCTCCTCCTTCAACTGGTGCTCCATCAAGTCCCATATCTCCTGGTACACCTTGCATGTCACCCTGGACATCACCAGGCCCACCTGGCATTTGTCTTTGTCTCTGCATCATCTGTGCGTTAGGGTCAGGAATGATTCCCACGTTACGCTCATAAGAAATCTGTTGATCAATCTCTTTAATCTCACCATCAGTGAATCCAAGGAGTCTGTTACGAACCTGATACACAGAGTAATACTTACCAATGTATGGTTCTGCCATCGCTGCAATGTTTAGTTTGTTCTGCATCATCTCCAACTCACGGAGTTCTGAGAAGTGGTTGTCATAGATGAAGTCAAAGGTGATGTGCTCTCTCATGGAGTCATACTCTTTAGGTGACACCACACCCTTCAATACCAGTTGGGTCTTCAGTAGATCCACAAACAGATAAGCAAACTTCAGTCTCATTCTACCAACAAACTTGGAGAACTTTACCTCGTCTCTTGTGATGTTATCTGACTGACCGATGGAGAAACCATCACCTGAGTCCTGTCGTGACACAGGAACGTTCAGTGAACGATAAAGTTTATCCTGGAAATACTTAAGGTCCTCAAGGTTACCAAGGTTCTGTCCACCAGGGAGAGTTGACACTTCAGTACCACGACCACCTTCTCTACGAGGCAACCAGTAGTCTTCTAGCATCGACATGTATTTCTTGTCGTCTCTAATCTCACCAGTTGCCTGGTCATATGTAATCTTAGTTCTGTAACGTGCCATCACGTCACGGAGGTAATTCTCCGCTTTTTGTTTAGGTAAGTTACCCACGTCGATGTAGAACAAACGACGTTCAGGTGCCCTTGCCATTCTGTAGATAACGATGGCGTCTTCCATCCAACGCAACTGGTTGAGTGACTTGTTTGCCTTATTAAGATAAGACAACACCTGTCCTGTGTTACCATCTACCAGTCCAGAGGTTACATAAGCAACTGAGTCTCTTGCGAGTCTGACGGTATCATTTTGTTGCTGTCCAAAGGTACCACGACCCATGTAACTCATACCCTTCTTGTTATACAAGAAGTATTCCTGTACTCTGGCAGGGAACTGGATAGATGCCTGTCCAAATACTTGAGGTTGGTTACCAGAATGAGGTCTTTGGGTGTTCCTAAGATAAGGTTCTGGGAGTGGTTTCTGATACTCACGCACCAACCTGACTTTCAGTGCGTCAATATTTCTGATATCAGTGATACCACGCTCAGGGTTGTTGAGGTCAATGACCTTATGATAAAAAAGACGCCCATCGATATACCACTTACGGAACATCTCGTGCGCTTTATTATTAAAATCTAAAAGGTGTAACAGATATGCGAACTCTTCTCTTATGATTGTCTTAATCCTTTCTGACACATCCAGGTTGGACAGGTCAATTGCAACTGGTGTGTCATTAGTATCAGAGGTAATCGCCTCATTTACAATGTCTTCAATGGCACTATCCACTTCTGGGTGTAGTGCCATACACCTGTAGTTCTTAATGTTCTGGACATCCTTCTGTCCATTGGTGTCCATACTGACACCATGACCAAACAGACCACCGGCAGCAACGGTTACACCATCATCCGCATTCGGTGGGACTGGAGATATCTTACTTGTTACTTCATCAAGGTCTGGCGACTTGTACGAAAAACCAAATAGTCTGCCGTCTTTCCTCTGTTGTGAGGACGCCCCTTGTTGTGACTGATCTTGCACTACTTAAATTATCACCTTATACCATATTTAGACATAAAAAAAGAGGGTCTCTCGACCCCCCTTATGTTTTTTATTGTATCGTGATCAACTAGAGATAGCGTTAAGATCAGAGCTAGGGTTGATAGGAACAGCAGAGGTGAATGGATCACCCTGTTCAATTGCACTCCAGTACTGAACACAAAGGGTGACTTCATAGTCTTCCACAGTGTCATTAGTATCAAAGTCTAGTCCGATTTCACCAACAGAAGTAGGCCATACACCTTCAAAACGATAAGCTCTCAGTTGGTTGCCGTCGCGGTCAAGCTGACGGACAATGGCAGAACCGAAGTAATCTACCAGTGTGTTAGAACCAAGAACAAAGTTATGGTTTTGAATGCGTTCTGCCCACTCTTCAAAAGCCTTACGGGTTCTGAAGGTGACGTCGTTAGTCACAGAAATGGTCCAGTCATCATATGACCGGTCACCAGAGACTTTAAGTTTACGTCCACGAAAAGGAACTTCAACTAAACCCACTTTAGAAGCGGGAAGTTGAGCTGCTTTAATAAGGAATGTTCCCTCTTGAGTTGCCTGATTGCCATCAGCAACCACTGCTTCGGGGTAGGTCATTTCGACCTGGAACATAGTAGGGCGGACCCCACCACCCTGTAG